TCGAAATCGCTATGGGCGAAGCCGTGCAAAAAGTGGATGACTTAGAAAAAATCTCACAGGAAACTGCTAATACTGCCAAGACTGCTCAAACAGCTGCAGGATTAGCTAAGGTGTCCGCAGAGCGTACACAGCGAATGATTAACTTGCAAACCATCCACATGTTAACGAGCGGCGGCAAGATTGATTCTGACATTTATAAAGGCATGCTTGAGCTAATCGAGCCAGCCAAAAAAGGTGAGTATCAAGCCTATGATGTCTTTACGGTGGTCGACAGTACTAAAGAGGAAGACGGTGAAGCAGGCGAAGGCAATCTTGTCTTTGTACACGTTAACGAGCCGTTTACTTATGAGGCACAGACCTTAGAGGAGCTAGAGTCAGAAGCCAAAGTAACAGTTATCAAGTACGCTGATTTGGTTAAACAAGATTAGAGGTGTTTTATGGCAACAGAGTTGATATTTGGCGTCGGTGGCTTTATTTTAGCTATCGTCACGACTTACAATATTTTTAATGCAAAATCTATCAAGCATGCGACAGATATTACATTGTTGCAGTCTGAGGTTGAGCATTTAAAAATTGTCACTCGTCAAAATGCTAGGCGTCTTGAGGAGCATGATGAGCAAAACAAAACGCTCATCACAATGACAGAGCAAATTAAAAACCTCAATCGTGAGGTAAGAGAACTTAAAGATATTATGAAAGGCGAAGCATGATCAATTTAAAATTACGACTACAAAACAAAGTAACCTTGATGGCTATTTTAGGAGCTATCTTTTTACTGGCACAGCAATTAGGTATTAAACTACCATCAAACATCGCGGATATTGCCAACACAGCTGTAACGCTTTTGGTATTGCTCGGTGTTGTCACAGACCCAACCACAAAAGGCCTGTCAGACAGTGAGCAAGCATTGACTTACCATGAGCCCAAAAAATAGGAGGAGCCATGCGAGCAGTCACACGATTAGCATTAGTTATAGCAATCGCAATACTGTATGTTCCGCTGTCTGTGATTGCTCTTATCTTTTATCCGTTTTTAGATAAGGAGGACAGATGACCTTTTTAGATGATATTAAGCAGGGCTGTTTAGATGGCTGGACTAAGTATAAAATCTTGCCATCCTTGACAGCTGCTCAGGCTATTTTAGAGAGCGGTTGGGGCAAACATGCACCACATAACGCTTTATTTGGTATTAAGGCTGATGCGAGCTGGACAGGTAAGTCTTTTGACACTAAAACTCAGGAGGAGTACCAGCCTGGTATCGTCACGGATATTGTGGACCGATTTAGGGCCTATGATAGTTGGACTGACAGTATTATTGATCATGGCAAATTTTTAAACGATAATCCACGCTACAAAGCAGTTATCGGTGAGACTGACTATAAAAAAGCTTGTTACGCTATTAAAGCAGCTGGATACGCTACGGCAAGTAGCTATGTCGAACTTTTAATCCAACTGATTGAGGAAAACGACTTACAAAGTTGGGATAGAGAAGCTCTTAAAAATAATAAGGAGGAAACGATGACAACCGCAAACGAAATTGTACAATACTGTGTTAACCTTGCTAATTCAGGCATGGGTGTTGACAAAGACGGTGCTCACGGGACGCAATGCTGTGACTTGCCTTGTTTTGTCGCTAAAAATTGGTTTGGTGTTGATCTTTGGGGCAATGCGATTGATTTATTAGACAGCGCAAGTGCGCAAGGCTGGGAAGTCCATCGTATGCCAACAGAGGCAAACCCAAAAGCAGGCGCTACATTTGTCCAATCAGTGCCGTATCATCAATTTGGACATACGGGAATTGTCATTGAGGATAGCGACGGCTACACTATGCGGACTGTTGAACAAAACATTGATGGCAATGCAGACGCCTTATATGTCGGCGCACCAGCTCGTTTTAATACTCGTGACTTTACTGGCGTTGTTGGATGGTTTTACCCACCATATCAAGGAGATGCCGTTACACAAGCAGTCAGCACAGAGCCACAAACCTCCGACACCATCGTAGAGACACCAAAATCTGGTACCTTTACGCTTGATGTTGCGGAGATTAATATCAGACGTTGGCCAAGCCTAGCCAGTGAAGTTGTAGGCAGCTACAAACAAGGCGATACTGTCAGCTTTGATAGCGAGGGCTACGCTAATGGCTACTACTGGATTAGCTATGTTGGTGGCTCTGGTATGCGAAACTACATGGGGATTGGACAGACTGATAAAGATGGCAATCGTATCAGCCTTTGGGGTAAATTAAATTAGGAGGCAAAGCTCCGAGATAAGACGAAATAAGCCTTCAGCATATGCTGGTGGCTGTTTTTTTATTGAAATATTGAAATCTCTTTATAAAAATAGTAAAATAGTTTCGCTATTATAAAGAAAGTTGTTATCAATGAATAATCTAGTTCTTCCTCAGAATTTAAACAAATATAACATTACGAAAATCGTTACCAATTTCAATAGATTACTTGCTTTAAGTGATAACAGGACACTTACAGTAGATATGAGAAACATTGAGTTTGCGGAACCTAGTGGGGTAATTTCGTTATATAATATGTTAACTTTTGCTACAAAAAGAAAAGATGCAAACATCAAGTGGTTAATATGCGAAGAAAGCTCTTTAAATAAACGTCAAAGGCAAGCTATGTTGTATCTAGTAGATTGTGGCTTTTTTAAAGTGTTTGATAAATTGGTTTATAAAGAGCCGGAACTGCGCCTGACTACTTTTGAAATTAAATTTATTAACACTGAACAAATAGCTCAATGGAAGATAACAGACTTTAAGAATTGGTTACAAAAGCAAACTGGCAGAACAAATGAGTTTAGTTCTATTTGTGTAGCGGTTGACGAAATTTTTAATAATATTGCAGATCATTCTAAGGAATCTAAGGGATGTATTTTTGGGCAATACTATCCCAAGAACAAGGAGATTGTAATAGCTGTATCTGATTTCGGAATAGGAATCCCTCAGTCTATAAAGCGAAAATTTAAAAAGGATGAACCCGATAACAAGTTAATAGAATTCGCTCTTCAAGAGGGTGTTTCTGCAGAAACTATACCCCAAAATAGAGGGGCAGGGCTTTCTAATATTGTAAACACTTTAACTACTAACAAGGTAGGGAACTTTACAATTATATCTAATTGTGGTATAGTCTCGGTATCAGATAATAAAATTACTCAAAGTTATTCGTCTGAGGAATCATATCCCGGTACTTTTTTTGAAATTCGAATAGATGTATCGAATGACAATTTATATGATTTAGAAGAGGAGGAAGAATTCGAATGGTAACGTTAACTGTCAAAGAACTAGCAAAGAATTTTTCTAACGACAATAAGGCGGGAGAGATTTTATTTGAACAATTGAAATCTTATTTTTATACAGATACAGTCGTGACTGTTTCGTTTGCAGGAATTAGCGAAGTGAGTTCGTCTTTTGTAAATTCTGCTTTCATCAATTTATTGTCTTGCTATGACTTTAATTATATTAAAAGCCGACTTAAAATTGTAAATTCAACAAAACAAATAAATGATTTAATAAAACAACGATTTAGTTTTGAAGTAAGTAGGCAGATTACAGTATAGGTGCATATTATCTAGCAAGAATCGCCTGACACTAGCGGCTCTTGCTTTTTTATTTGTTGTGTGCTAGTATGTAGTTATCATCCATAAAAATATAAAAGCTATTTTTCCCAGTCCGTACGGCTGGTTTTTTTATTTGCCTTAAGTGTTATCATAGAATAAATAAACCAACCGCTCAGATAATTTCTGGGCGGTTTTTTGTGCGTTTAAAAAAGCAGCAATATTAGCTGCTCAAATATTAATCGACTCTATCAATTTTAGGCGCTGTGTGTAGTCTAAGTCTCTAACAATTTTTGCTAAATCAAGACATCCGTCAATCTCTGTATCGGCAATAGCGTCATGTAAATATCTGATTTTGTTGCGGTCCATAAAAGCACCGAGAACAGCCTCACCTAAAATCATTTGCTGTTGTGGTGTCAACTCTGGAATCTCTGTTAGCCCCATCAGAACATCATAACGCTCTGCAATATCCATGACACGACCGCTAAACGTACGATTGCGCATACCGTTGCAGCACTCATCATAAACCTTTTCCAGTGCGCCGTTAATATAAATTGATTTTTTGCGTTGTGCTGTTGTTTTTGTCATTTTATCTCTCCTTCGGTACGTATTTTTCGACTAGTTTTAGACGATAATTATAAGCTTCTTCTGGTGCATTAAAGCCTTTTTTACTGTAATTTTTACCGCCAACAGTTAAATAGCTTTGATATCTTATCGATCCGTCAGCTAATCTATATTGCAAAACACCTTTATAACCAGTCTTGTTATTTTTTTGTATCTTATCGTTAATTAAAAAAGTAGCAATGCCATCAACACGTTTTTGGTTATATCCATCATGTGCATTTTCTGCGGCTTCGGTTTCTTTAGCTAGGTTTTGAGCAATTTCTAGGGCCAAGCAGCCGCATGATTTTGTTGTTCCACTTTTAATAGCAGTCCCTTTAATTTCAACAAATTTTCCGCATGAACAATGACATAACCAGTACGTGCCCTTTTTCGAGTTCGACACCTCTTTAATAACAGTTAAGCGATTAAATGTTTTCCCTGTCAAATCTAATTTTCTCATGGTTTTTTACCAACAAAGAGGAGCGGCAGCCCCTCTTAATTAAAATTCAAATCCGTTTTCTTTAGCAACTGTTACGTAGTCCGCTAGTTCATTAGTTTCTGCATCAATCCGGTTATCGTTTAAAAATTCGATTGCTTGAGCAAGTTCATTCCACCAGTCGAACATTGCTTTATCTTCTGTATACCAAATTCCGTCTTCTGATTCTTCGAAGTCAAAACCAAACTCTTCAAAGACTGTGATGTTTTCAAGATTTTCGATGTCAGTTGTAAAGTATTTCATATTTTCCTCCTCAGCCTCTTTCAGGCCTTGCGATTTATTTTTTGTAAGCCTTTGTCTTACTTACATACTTATTATAACATTAGGTAGCACCTTAGTCAATACCTTTTTTAAACTTTTTAAAATTATTTTTTAGTCCGCTAAAGAAGACCAAAACAAAAAAGTCCTTTTCACGGGACTTTTTACGAATAATAAGATAAGGAGGACAAAAAATGCTAACATACGACGAGTTTAAGCAAGCAATCGATGACGGATATATCGTAGGAGACACAGTAGCGATTGTGCGTAAAAACGGACAGATTTTTGATTATGTGTTGCCTGGCGAAAAAGTCAGACCGTCGGAGGTTGTGGCTGAGGAAATAGTGGAAGAGGTGGTGGTGGAATTAGACAAATAAAAAAGACTTTTCCAAGTCCCGAAATCAGATGCTCCCCAGCGCAAAATTACTACGTTATTTACTACGTTGTTTTTAAAATCAGTGTAATTGACCAGATAATGTAAGGTTGTAAAATGTTGATTTATCAAGTGATTAGGCAATGATAGCAAATGATACCATATTAATGTTCTTTTCTGATATAATATAAGATTACCTCTCAGAATCATTGATATCAAGGCTTTTTTAAAGTCTAAAAACAGACTTACTACGTTTCCCACTACGTTTGTGTTAAATAGCGACGAGTTCGGCCAATTTGTCAGCAACATTATCCTTTGATTTTTTGGACAAGTGAGTATATAAATCCATCGTGATTGCTATTTTAGCGTGGCCTAACCGCTCTTGTGCAATCTTAGCGGGAATCCCAGCCTCAAACAACAACGAAGCGTGGGTATGTCTAAACCCGTGGGGAGTAATCCTTTTTAATCCATGCTTCAATATAAATCTGTCCAGTCTTTTTCTCACGGTGTCGCTAGCAAAATTAAACAATTTAAACGATCCGTGTAAAGGTTTGATACTTTGCTTAATATATAATTTGGCTAACGACATGGTCTCAGCGTCCATTGATATAGTGCGATTGCTTTTTTTGGTTTTAGGAGATTGTACAGCCCATCCTTCTTTTGTATAAGCAATGGTTTTTGTAATGCTGATAGTATTGTTGCGGAAATCAAAGTCGGTATCTTTTAAAGCTATTAATTCACCAATCCTAAAACCGCCATAACTCAGCAATCTATAAATCAGACGCATCTCTAGAGTTTCTTCAGCTTCCACAAGCCTCAAGAAAGTATTCAATTCCTCTTTTGTGTAATATTTTTTGGTGAGTGTATCCACGTTTTTGTAAGTGCACTTTGATCTCAACGTCTTGTTCATTGGGTTGTTATCAATAATACCTAAGTTGACAGCAAATTTAAAAATTCTGTTTGCTAGACTTAGATAAAGCGTATATCCGCTATATCGAGACAGGCAATTCACAAATTTTTGACAAATCATGACAGTTATCTTCGTCATTTGCAGTTGCCCTAAATGTGGCTTTAAAATTGTTTTATAGTAATTTTGGTTAACCAGAAATGTTGACGGTTTGACTGTATTTTGGTACTGCTCAAACCACAGTTTAGCTACATCGTCAAATGTAGTTTTATCATTACTTTTCCAAGCGCCTTGACGCTGGAAATCATCAATAAGTTTTACCTCGGCTCTTTTAGCTTCTCTTTCTGTTTTAAAACCTTGCCTAGTTGTCCTGACTTGTTTACCAGTCACGGGATCAACCCCAAGGTATGCTCTTAAGCGATAGGCAGTTGTGCCATCTTTTTTAGTGTATTTTTCAATCATTGTTTTTCCTCTCTCTTTGCGCTGGGGAGTGCTGATTTTGAGATAGGATATTGGCATCACCTCCTTTGTGTGATATAATTCAGAGTATAAGAAAATGAGCTATTTAAAGCTTACTTCTTATTGATTGCATATTGCCTTACGCTCTCCTCGACCAAAATTTGAGCGTGGGGCTTTTTTATTTATCTAAAAGTAAGTAGCCATCTATATAAATTAGAGGGACACTATTCTCAGAACCACTTGTTGTCGTATATTCATAAGATAATAAATATCTTCCATTGATAGTGATATTATCAGTTTCTAAAAGTTTAGTTTCTAGTCGCTTGGTTTCGATAAACAACATATACAAGTCCCCGTTAGGGGTGTTTGCTAGCATTTTAGTATATTTATCTTTATCAGAGATTTGTATTATTTTTAAATTATTGATTCTGACCTTAAGGGAAAAGTACTTTTTAGGGTCTCTTAAAATTGTTTTGTAGTCATAAAATAGATACTCATCTGATTTGTAGTTATCTGTTGTTACTTTATCAATCTTAGATATTAGAGTATCAAAGTATTCTTTTTCGCTCATATCTCCAGATACTTTACTAGTATCCGATGAGGGAGTCTTTGATGTTGTATCTTTTTTTGAGCCACCAGTGCAAGCTCCGAGACATACTATTAAGACTGATAAGGTAAACAAATATACTATTTTTTTCACAATAAATCCCCTAAATTAAATTTTTAAATTCTTCTTTAACCATCACTTCGTCAGCGATTGAGGTCAGTTCATACTTTTCCATGAATTGGATGTAGTTGAAATCCTCCATATTATCCCAATAGGATAGCTCTTCTTTTAAGAGATGATGTATCATACACCTATCAGCTTGTAGCTCTGCTTTTTCTTTGTTTAGCTTGTAATAACTCGCAGTATGTTCTCTATGTCCTAGTTCGTGATAGATGACTTTGTGTTTATATATACCGTCAAGATAAGTGTCAATCGCAATGACGTTGTGTTTTTTATTAAACATTCCAGGGATATTTGTACCCCTACCGTCAAAGTAAACTAAATCGATTCCTTTTTCCTGGCAGACTGTTTCTGGTGTCATCATAGAGCTGCCCTCTCTATTTTCTATTTTTGATGCGCGTTTCCAATATAGATGTGATAAGGTCTATATCCTCGTCGTTGAGTTCGTGTCCGTCGAAGAAGAAGGTTTCTTCTGCATCTTTTTTTAGATCGATTGCGACCGAAGTGTGCCCATCTTGAGCCATCTTAGGATTATCTGTCCTGCCAAGTAAATAGTCGGTAGAAACATTAAAGTAGTTAGCTATTTTTTCTATTGGGTCTGTATTAGCCGTTTTTTTACTTTTTAAATTATAAATGTAGTTTTCACTCAGCCCTATATCAGTTGCGACCTTTTGGAGAGATACTCCTCTTTTTTTAGCTAAGGCTTCAATTCTTGAATACACCTCAAACATTGTCATATCAACCTTTCTGAAAGTATGACAAAAAAATTAACTTTTTCGAGTAAAAAATATTGACTTAGTTCACACGATAGAGTAAAATAGTTTTTGTAAGATAGTTAGTTAGTAAAAAACGAAGTTAAACTTTTTACAAATCTTTTAAAAGTAGTTGGGGAACTGCGCAATATAAAAGAGTTATAAAGGTTATAACTAGGTTTTTCTTATGCCTTCATTTTACATTAACGTGTAAAATAAGTCAACACAAAAATGTTATTTTTTTACTAACTTTCTTGCTTACAAAAATAAAACACCACCTAGCTGCTATCTAGATGGTGCTACGGAAATTATTCTGCTCAATAAAAAACACTCTCCGTTATTACACATTGGAAAGTGTTTACAAGTTTTTATTAAGACTGAGCAACAGGTGTAAACTGTTGGCTGAAACTTCGTCGGTCCTGCTTCCGACACTGCTTTCAGCATGTATAAGCTAGTCCTTGGACGCCACTCGACAGTTATCTGACAGGCCTGCTATAAGTCGCGCTGCAGTCGCCCTTATAGTCAGCGTCAGGCTCCGTGTGTTAAACGTCTTCGATAAAAAACATTGTTGTTACCTAGCTTATATAACTCATCTAGTCACAGTACCTTTCAAAAATTTTGCCAATTTGCATCAACTCCTTTTTTGTAATAAAGGTACTTTCATTATAAGGTTGTAAGTCAAAAAAATCAAGATGGTTACAAAAATCATTGAGCAGAATAACGATTTCCGTATATTTTATTAATATTTTCTACTTATTTTTGAAAAGGAGGTATATAAATGCCAGATAACGCAATCGCCATCGAAAAAATAAAGAAGTATTTGCTTGATAACAATCTTAAACAAGTTGATCTAGCAGTTACTTATGGCAAAGAACCGCAAGATGTGGCGAATATTCTTGCTGGACGAAAAAAAGACCCAGCATCAAATCGCTTTGTCTTAAAAGTTATTTCGGATTTAAAAATCAGATAGAAGGAATAATATGAATAATCTTATCACAGTAACACTAAACGAAAACCAAGAACCTATTGTTTCTGGTCGAGATTTGCATCAAGCATTAGAAATTAAAACTCAGTACACAAAATGGTTAGAACGAATGTCTGATTATGGGTTTGAAGAAAATGAAGACTATGTAGCTATTAGTCAAAAAAGACTAACAGCTCAGGGCAATCAAACAGAATATACAGACCACGTTCTAAAACTAGACATGGCTAAAGAAATTGCGATGCTTCAACGGAACGAAAAGTCTAAACAAGTCCGCAAATACTTTATCCAAATCGAAAAAGACTTCAACAGCCCTGAGAAAATCATGGCAAGGGCGTTGCTGATGGCGGATAAGAAAGTGCATAAACTTGAAGCACAAATCGAGGCAGACCGTCCCAAAGTACTATTTGCTGATGCTGTAAGTGCTAGCAAATCATCTTGTCTGATTGGTGAGTTAGCTAAAATCCTGAAACAGAATGGAGTCAATATTGGTCAGAATAAGCTATTTCAGTGGTTACGAGCCAACGGCTACCTAATCAGTCGCCGTGGTGAGTCTTGGAATCAGCCAACGCAAAAAAGTATGCAGCTTGGATTGTTTGAACTCAAAAAAACAGCCATCAATCACTCTGACGGTCACACTACAACAAATGTAACCCCAAAAGTTACTGGTAAAGGGCAACAATACTTTATTAATAAATTCCTTAACCAGGAATATCTGCCAGTTTAGAAACGTAACAAAACTAACGAAGGGAGAAAAGTATGCCAGAGGATTTAATCAAACAACTAGAAGCTGGTTCAGAATTTCTAGCAAAGACATGTTTACATAGCAAGATTATTATCACGGTGGATGGTATTCGGCTTGTGGAAACAAAAGAGTTCCACCCAGTGAGCGGAACTCTACTAGATTAGACAATACGTGTATAAGTGTGTATCTTAGCTAATCTATGAATATTTGAGCCAACAGACCCAACAAGAACAGAACGGTATTCCGTTTGGCTTACATTGTGATAATGGTAAATAGAACCATTATTAAACTCAACTTCCAAAGTGTTATTTTCCCAATCAACACTTCGGGCGTTACTAGATGAAACGTATTGACGTTGCATAACTTTTCCTCCTTTCGTAATGATAGCTTTATTATAGCACGCAGGAGGAACTACACAGATAGAAAGGAAAACCACATGAGACCAAAACGATATCCGTATAGCGGGAAGAAAAACAGAAAAGCAAAAGACATCAGTCTCAAGCTGATGTCTAAAGAGGAGTTATCTGATTTTAGTCGTCAGATTGCTGAAGCCACTCGTGATAGTGTCGAACCATTTCGAGAGCCGCAAAGTATGATGAGCTAAGTATTAACTTTTCAAGGTTTACAGATCCCCCTTCGCTTTCTTTCGCATATCTATTGTAATGGTACTCAATAACTTCCAGAATTTCTTCGGTTTTACCATTGCTTAGAGATTGGGCGAAATTGTTGAAATCTTTATTCATATAATCACCTCCTTTCGAGATGATTATATCAAAAAAAGTCCGACGGCAATCGGACTCTAAAGAATACTATTTACTTAGATTATACCACGAAAGGGGTGATAAATCTATGCAATCACAACTTACTTACGATTTACTAAAAAAGCAGATAGCAGAAGAGCTTTTTGATGAGTTTAAGAAACTCATACAGGAAAAAGATTTAGCGAATCAGTGGGTCAATCAAACAACGCTCGTCAATGAATACGGCTACTCATGGCAAACTATAAAACGCATGGAGAGCTATGGCCTTAAATCTTTTAAAAACGGTAAAGACAAAATGTATTGTCTTGCTGATGTCAACGAAATCAAACACTTAATGAAACAATAAGCGCTGGGGAGTGCTAGAGGAGCGTAACATGAACAAATTAGAACTATTTTTATTAACAACAACGATTATCTTAGCAATCATTGCAAGAATTCAGTATGAAGTCATAAAAAAACATAATTCACCAGAGAATAAGCGAAGAATTTTTAGGGAAGTAGCTTTAGAAAACAGCAAAGGGTGGAACGAGAAGCGCTCTAGAGGAGGGGTGATCAGCTAATGCAGTACATTTTTCAAGACGCTACGAGGTAATTTTACTAGTGTTAGCAATGAATTTATAGATGACAATAACTTGTCATATAAAGCAGTAGGTTTGTTATTGACGATATTGAGAAATAAAGAGGAATGGAGAGTATATCCTGAGGAGCTTGCAAAAAGGCACTCAGATGGACTTGCATCGGTTAGAGCAGGTCTAAAAGAACTTGAGCAAGCTGGATATGTCAGAACCTATAAGAAAATCATCAGGCGATCAGATGGTTTACAACATTATCGTTTTTGCTCAGATTGTAAAATAAGTGATGAAACCTACAAGCAATTAGTTGAGCAGATAGAAAGAGAACTTTCTGACTAAAATGCGATTTTCTAAAGTTAGAAAATCTAAAGTTAGAAAATCTAAAGTTAGAATTTCGCACACTAATAAATACTAACATTAAATAAATACTAAATAACAATAAATACTAACAGACAATAAGATGATGAAGAAGAAAAGAGAGCCAGTGGACAAAAAAGAACTGTTTGATAATTTCCAAAATAATTGGATGCGTCTCTTATCCCCGTTTGAGATTGAGGATATTAACAAGTGGATTGATGAAGAGAAAATGCCTGTTGAAGTAGTTAATGAAGCACTAAAATCGACAATTCTATATAATGCACCGAACCTCAGATATTTAAACAGAGTGCTAAATAACTGGAAACGACAAGGGATTGATACAGTCGAGAAAGTCGAATTTGCTAGGTTGCAATTTGAAAATAAAAAGCTAAGTCAAGGTAAAGGTCAACTTTCCAACGTCCCAAGCTGGTCGAATCCAGACTATCGAGACCCGACGTATGATGATTTAAAAGTAAATCCAAGCGAGGTATCAGATGGATCAGGAGATTTTTAACGGATTTAATATCTTACTTAAAAAAATGTATGGTAAACAAGCTAGCATAGAGACCTTTAACCAATTTATCGAGTATTGCCAAAGAGGAAAAGAGGTAAACGGGGTTAGGCCTGTATTAAATCCTGTCAATCTATACGCATTCGGTCTTAGCATTACAACGCTAGAAGCTATGAAAATTTATCGCGAGAGGTAATTGACATGACAAAACAACATAGAGAGACGCTTATTTGGTACAGAGCAAGCCATCAAGAG